CTTACCTCTTTTTTTAAATACACTTTTTTGTCTAAATCATAGGCCATTTCTTTAATGTATTCCACAAATTTCTCCATCGCACGAACTTTCGCCTCTTCAGGATTTGCAGCACCTTCCGGGTCATTATAAGAAACTGGATGGTATCTATTCATATTTAGATAAGTTTTAATTAATTCATCATCACTCATGTCTTCATCATCATTAATATCTCGATACTTTCTTAAGTTTTTAACTAACTCATCTTTATCAATACCATTAAACCCTGATATGATATAATTATATACCGCCTCTTTTAATGTATTAGGATTATGACCTCTTGCGGTTATAATAGAAAATATTGAACCATTGTTAATTGCCTCTCTAAAATCATCAAATGCAGGTCCTAATTTGGCTCTCATTGCGTCAATTAAAAAATCTTTATCACCTGGTGTTTGGAAATTTTTAAATGGTTCGTCACTATATCCTACAATAGTTTCACCTTTATAGTTAAATGGTTCATCACCTATTTGATGTCTATACTCAGCAAAATCATCAGTACTCATACCTATCTCATCACCATCTTCATTCTTAAGGATAATCTTAGTTGGCATATGAACAACATTATCATCCCAATCGAAAGCATAATACTTCATATCGGGTGTTCCCATTTCATCTATCCCTTCATTTAATCTAATCTTTCTCATAATTGGCTAAAAAGTGGGGACGTATCCCCACTTATGGTTTTTATTAAATATTCTCGAACGAAGCTCCTGTTGGAGTAATAAAGAATTCAATATCAATAAATTCTAACGCTTTCGTCGGTTTCAAGTAAATTTTACCTGTTAATGTATTTCTATCTAAATCCTCAGGAGATGATGAAACTGTTACACGGAAATCGTATAAACCTCGGTCTCTTCTGATTGAATCTAATATAGGGTTAACACTATCTAAGAATTGTTGTCTAACAACTTGGTCGTTTTGTTCAAACAATAATCTTACCGCTACTGCTGATATTAACTTACGAGCTTGAAGTAATAATCTTCTTACATTCAATCTGTTAAGTGCTGTGTCAGCAACTTGTAATGTTTTATTACCCCAAATAACCGTACCAACATCTGAGAAAGTTGCGATAGGGTTAATTCTACCTTGGTATAATGTATCTCTATCTTCTTGAGTCAATTTAACTCTTGCTTTAACTGAGTTTACAAGACCTCTTGTGTAACCCGCTGATGCGAACCATGGGAAAGCAATGTTGTCTGTTAATGCTAAGTTTCTACAAACTTCACCTGTTGCAGGTAAATAAATTTGTGTATTATTAACAGTATCTCTTGTTAAAATCCAAGGATAGTAAGTTGCAGTATAATTAGAGTCAATTCCAGTATTATCTAAGTTATCAACCGCCTCTTGAGAATAGATAACATCTTGTGGATTTGTTGAATCCGGTGTGTACATTCTATAATCAGGAGTTGTTGTAATATAAACAGAATCCGCTCTTTGGAATTGAACCATATCAATTGTTTCTTCAACTAAGTTTGAGTTATTAACATAATCAATACTTGCTGTTGCTAATACATTAATATTAGTAGCTTCAGGATTCGCAAATGTTAATATACCAAGTAAGTAAGCGTAATAGTCAGTGTTTGCAAAATCTTGAGTATTATTTTCAACTACAATACGTTTGAATAAACCTTCACCTGTTGCATTTGGATATCTTGTTGATACCGATGCTCCTGCTAAAAATCCTGATTGACCTAATTGGAATCTATCTTCATTTGTACGATATTCTCTATAAATGTCCCATCCATCAAATCCACCAGCAAAACATAAAGTATATTTTCTTGAGTAAATGAAATAGTATGGATTTTCTTGAGTTTCAGGGTCTGTTCTAAACTCAGCTACACCACATTCAAAAGCAGTTTGACCACTTGTGTCATAACTATTTGAAATTGTTACAACTGTCGCTCCGGAGTCCATGTGAAAACCTTTACTTACATAATTCCAAGCAGCGCCTTCAACAGGTGTTATTGAGTTCACCCAAGACGCTGGATTTTGTCTTCCTTTATATGATAAGAATGATTCGTCAATACCATATTGTGTTGAGAAACCTAAATAAGTTCTTCTAACAATATCACCAGGTGATTCAACTAAATTTGAACTACCTGTTGGGGTTCCAAATGGAGGGTTAGCGATTGTCTCACCAGGGAAAAAATATTTTGTTTTAAATACAGGGTATGGTGATGGGTTAGTCACTGATTCATATTCTCTTTGAGTATAACCTTCAAAACCACATGGTATTGCATCAATTGGTGCCTCATCAGCCAACTCAATCATTACATATTTTGATAATAATGCGTATTCACCATTAGTTGAACCTAATTTTTTAGCAACGAAGTTATTAGAATTAGGGTCCATATTACAATTAGTAAATTTCTCAATAACAATAGGGTTTGAATCCGTGTCAAAGAAATTTCTAACTAAAACATCAAATGTCATATTGTTAAATGATAAATTTGCGATAGACACTTTAACTTCAGTGTTTGCAGTACCCCCATCAGAGATTGAAACAAATTTAAATAATTTATAAACTTTATTACCTCTTAATTCTGACACCAAATAAGGTGTACTAGGTGATTGATATCTTTCAACACTATAAGCAATTGAATTTGATTGTTCACTTCTAGCTTCAGGTAATGCAACTAATTGAGGGTTAATACCTTTAATATAACCTTGATTGAAAGCATATGCCAATGAACTTGGATAAATTTCTTCAACAAATAAAGGAACCTCATTTCTTGATTTTCCAAAATTATCAACACCTAACACTTTTGTAATAAACTTAGATGAAGTTGCCGATAAATTAGTTTCGAACGTAAAAATGTCTCCATCTTTTGTTACACCTGATAAACCAAATGATGCAAAAGGATTTTTATCCGTATCCACATATTGTTCGTTTGTTAATAACGTAACATTATTTTCATTATTTACTTCATATATTTGTCCATGATTATCACTTGTCGAACTATTAGTATATAATGAAATACCTCTTGAACGAAGTGTTGCTACAACCATATTGTTAAATTCAGTATAAGCAGTACCAATAAATGTATAGTAATCACCCGAAATTGTTCCTGAGAAAGTTTGTGAGTCACCTGTTCCTGTAACTGATAAAGCACTTATATTATAATCAAATGAGTATCCTGTATAAGCATTACCTGTATAATTATTAAAGTTAGCATAAAACCATGAGTCATTTTCAGATGCCGATAAATCGTTAGTTGCTAAGTTATTCGTATCTGAACCAAATTCATTTACAACTGTTGTGTAATTATTCGTAATATTATAATAATCTGTTTCAGGAATTGCTCCATAAATAAATGCTGTTGTAGCAGTTAAAGTATTATTATCAACTGCATTATAAATATTTGCAGTAAAATCAGTGTCAAATGTAGATACGCTACCATCAGATAATCTATATTGTGTGTTTAAGTTAGTCTGAACCGCAGATGGGAATGAACCACTAATAAAATTAACGGTACCCGCACTCGTTGCACCTGTAAAAGATACAGACCAAGCAGTTGCTCCGGTTGGACTTTGTGTAATTGTTGTTGGGTCAACATTTGCAGTAACTCTAATACTCCAAGATGGACCAGCATCATATCCTGACAATCCTAAGATTCTTGTCACGAACAACTGATTCGATTGTTGTAAGTAAGATTTAGCTATGTATGCCGCCTCATATTTAGGGATTTGTGTGTTAACAAATTTAGTTGGTTCTGTTCCTCCGAAAAAGGCTTGGAACTCATCGTAGTTTGTTATGAATACCGGTTCAAATGCAGGACCTCTTAAAGTCTCACCAACTAAACCTAGGGTAGTAACACCCACACTTTGTGCTACGAATGATAAGTCAGTTTCAGAAGTGTATACCCCCGGTGAAACGAAAACTTTTTGATTTGCTTGTGCTGTTGCCATTATCTAATTATTCTATTGCAGATTTATTTTATAGATAAATATTCAATAAAATATCAAAAAACTTTACTTTTAGATATGTATTTGTAAAGAGTATGAATTAATTCTACCTTTTTTCTACCTATGAAACAGACAAAAGAAATCAAGAATATTAAAATTGACCCCGCC